GGGTGGCTTAAAATTCAAATATCTCCGGAGGTTTATTTTTCCTATACTTTTAGGCATAGTAGCACTTCTGGCTGGTTTTATCTGGTGGAAGTGTCTTATCCTATGCCTGGGTTTAATAGGCGCGTTCTGCCTGCCTTATGGCGAGCGTACACCGTATTGGGGAAAGTTCCTGGTTGGTTGTGCCTTTGTGTTTCCTACAGTCATTCTCGGTTTCTCCTGGTGGCAGATAATTACGCCTATATGTTTTATCGTGATGTTTAAATTGAGTAATACCAAGTTTACATCTAATATATTTTTCTGGAAAGCGGTTGAGTTTATTACAGGATCGCTTATAGGAATAACCGTAGCAAGTTTACTATAAGGAGGCTCTACGCTTAACATCTCGTTTACGATCCACCGTTTCGAGATCCAACCAGTTCCACTTAATACCGTAGTCTATCTCAACCCTTTCGGCGATGTACACCGTGATAGCCCCTCATGCGATACTAAAAGATGGCTTGAATATCTCGCCTGGGCGAAAACAAAAAAGAACTCATACTTTCTTGGCACAGGTGATTATATGGATTTAGCCTCATTCACAGAACGCCGGGTACTTGAAAGCCACGATCTCCACGACAGTACAAGACAATCCCTAAACGATATTTATAAAAAGAGAACAGAGCAATTATCCGAGGAATTGTCCTTTATGAAAGGGCGTATTATCGGTATGTTAGAGGGCAATCACTTTGTTACCCTTGAAAGCGGGATCACCTCAACGCAGTACCTTTGTCATTTATTAGGCTGTAAATATTTAGGGTATTCCGCATTTGTCCGGCTTGCATTTAAAGATAAAGGCAAGACTACAAGAAAATGCGCTATTGACTTGTGGATACATCACGGTAAGGCAGGGGCTAAATTGGTTGGGGGGAGCCTTAACAATGTCGAACAGATGTGCCAGATAGCCGAGGCCGATATTTACCTTATGGGCCACGATCACCGCAAGTCGGCTGCCACAAAGACACGCCTTGCCCTATCAGATGGCAATGGAGGCTTTAATTTGAGCCGTAGAAAGATACTTTTAGCCCGTACAGGGTCTTTCCTTAAAGGGTATGAGCCAGAGAAGTCAAGCTATGTTGCTGAAGCCTGCTATGCGCCTACCGACCTGGGAGTGGTAAAAATAGAAATGACACCAAAAAGGGAACAATCGGGAGATAAAGACCTATTCTTTGTTGACCTGCATTGTTCAATATAAAGGAAATTATGCCATTTAAACGCCCGGAAGTATTAAGAGGAAACACAAGAAGATTAAACACCCCCTGCGGATCATTTTATCTTATGATAAACAGCCATGACGATAAGCCCGTTGAAATTCAAATGACCATTGGAAAGTCGGGGAATTGTGTCAGGACAGCGTTTCAGATCATAGGGATACTTGTATCAATGTTATTACAGAAAGGATTTGAACGTAAGGAAATCATAGATATATTTGACCGTCATTTAAAAGAAGCAAACTGCGGAAACAAGGTTTATTACAAGGGAGAGGAATACCATTCGTGCTTAGACTACATGGCAAAACAGGTATTAAAGCAGTTATGAAGAAGAAATGCCCGAAGCGTAAAGACCCCTATAACTGCCTCAAATGTTGCCATGTGATAGGGTGCAAAAAATGAGCGATCCCAATACTATCTACGCCGTCAAAAAGTGCGGTAAGCATATTCTCCATATCTACGACTTCATTTATGAATGTAATTATTACTGGATTGAAGCCAAAGACCACGCCGAGTATTGCAAGGTTATGAAGCGTCAATTCAACCTTAATATTGAAGTTGATCCCAAAGACGGACATTTCAGAGTCATTGAAAAACACGGTATTCCCATAGGCGTTATTTGGGCGAAGCGCAACCAACCTGATAGCATAGCCCATGAGTGTTTTCATGCCGCGTCATACTTCTTGAGAAGCAGGGGAGTTGAACTATCAGATGAAAGCGACGAAGCGTTTGCCTACCTTATGTCATACCTTATCCGGGCAATAACAAAAGCGAAGTTTAAATAACCCCCCCCTACAGATTTCCCCTTTTTATTGACTTTTGGTATGATTTGTCAGACAAAATAAATTTGACGGATTTTTAATATTGTGGTATAGTTTTATCACGCCACGGTTGAAAGCACTCAACTATGTTCAGTAACAAAAAAAAATACCGCAAGAGTTGGCGAACCTACCGCATTATCTCGTCGTGGATTGACGCCGCGATCAAATATCTCTCCATTAAAAAAAACAAAGCAATAACGTATTCAGAATTAGAAGAAATGTGTTGGAAGCGGTTTGTATTAAACCCTAAATTTAGACAGACTGTGCTAAAAGAGGTCATGCCATGGTTATAAATAAAGGTTGACAAAGTGTTATAACAGATGATATACTCCCTTTTGTAAGCGAAAGGGGGTGTATATGCAAGATAGTTTAGTCGGGAAACTAAAGAAACACCGTAAAGAAAAAGGGCTGTCTCAAGAATTGATTGCCAAGACGATTGGCGTCAGCTTAATGACAGTACAACGATGGGAATCTGGAAAATACAAACCAAGCTTAATGGCTCAAAACAATATCAAGAGGATACTTGGTATTTAAGAAAGAAGAATGATATGGACATCATAATAGAGGACTTCAAAAAGTATGTCCGTTATGAAAGGCAACTGTCGGCGCAGACGGTTACCCATTATATAGACATACTTAAAATGTTTGACGAGTTTATCACAGGGCTTGACGGAAAGAATATGCTTAATATCAACCGCGAGGATATAGGCCGGTACATGGCCCATTTAAAGGATCAAGGTTTATCTCGCTCAAGTATCCTCAATTATATTACGGTCTTGAGGACATTCTACAAGTGGGCGGCCTATACCAAGGGAACGGAAAGTATATTGCAGGTTAATTTCTTCCTTACTAATATAGTAAAAATAAGGAAAGATACCAAGATGCCTTATGTGCCAAGCCGTGAGGACGTTGAGAAGATACGCAATACCCTTAAGGAGTATACAACATTGATGGGGTATGATAGGGAAAATTATACCTATAAAAAGGCAATCTTTGCCTATGCCGTTATAGAATTGCTTATCTCGACGGGTATGAGGTCAGGTGAGATACGCACGATCAAGATGAAAGACGTAAACCTTGAACAACGTACCGTGTTTATCCGTATGGGAAAAGGCAGTTGCCAGAGGGTAAGTCTTTTTGGCGATAGTGCGGTCAACGTGTTGAAAGAATATTTCTTGTCAAGAAAGTTTTTGCCTGATGATTTGATATTCCCCATCAGGCAATCTAATTCTCTTAACTACTTGATTAAGCGGTGGGCTATCCGCTCGAAGACCGACGGAAGATTACACACTCACTCGATCCGGCACTTTTTTATCACGGAATCAAGAAAGCGCGGAGTGCCTCAAGACGTAGTTGCAAGCCAAGTCGGACATAAAAGTACAGCCACAACCAACTTGTATACGCATTACGATCTTGATGATATTAAAGTAAAATATCAAGGGATAAATATTTAAAATAACTCTTGACATTTGTTTTGTCATTTAGTATAATCATATTTGTAATAAATCCTGCCTCACTTCCTACCTCTTGACCTTAACATAAATAAAGGTCGAAAGGAGAAATAAAGTGAGGCGGTAACGAGCAGAGGTTGCCGTGTATAAACAGACAAGAACAGTTAGAGAAAACAAAAAGTCAAAGAACATAGCCCATACGGTTATTTACTGTATGGGTTTTTTATTTGTATGAGGTAAATACTATGAACAATTTTAAGACCTCCAAGTCTGGTCAAATAAAAATAACCTTGAGGGCAATTACCGTAAGAGGGTGCTTAACTGCACTCTCTTTTGCTTGGAGGCCGGTAGTTGCCCTCTCTCTTTTTATAGGAGGGGTTATGACCTGGGAACGCATAGGAACATTCGTAATGGACGCGCCGGATCGCATAAGACAATGGCTTAACAATGTGTGGTTTGAAATCCGCTGGGTATTCGACAGGGACAATGAAAGGAATATCGCCAAATTATCCAGGATGGTCTTCTGCAATGAACACGCTATCCACTTCTACGGCGTAATGGGAGTAGCAATTATCACACTCGTCTTATGGTTTGGGATATTCTCGGCGTGGGATTATTGTTTTAGGTTGGCTCATGCTTCCGAAACATGGGAAGTTACAGCCTACTGCTCATGTTCTCACTGTTGCGGTAAGTCCGACGGGATAACGGCATCGGGCAAGAAAGCGCAGTATGGCATGGTTGCTTGCAATTGGCTTGCGTTCAATACAAAGATCAATATAAACGGGTTGGGAGTGTTTACGGTACAAGACAGAGGCGCGCGTTCCTTGTTCGGAACTTCTAAAAACCATATTAAGCATTTAGACCTCTATCTGCCTACTCACTCCCTTGCCCGTAAGTTCGGGGTGAAGTATTTGACTGTTTCTATAAACAAGGAGAAATAACCATGTGTAAACTGAAAAGCGCAATCGTATTAAAAGACCGTATATTCATGCCTCTCGATTACGACAGCCACGAGAAAATGCTCGAAGAATTAAAACTTAACGATAAAACGACAAACCCTGATTTCGTCAGGGTTGAAATTGTACCACAAGATGGCGACCTGTTTAATCACGACCTCGACAATTGGAAATTAGTCGTTGACCAGGATTTTCTACCTGAGTGGTTTAGTGAAAAATTGACAGAAAAAGAAATGAAACAGGAATTAAAAACATTTTTTAAAGAAAGATTTATTATTAACGATAAATCCTGGCAAAAACGGACAGGGCAACGTATATACACAAAAAATTCATCAGTCGTGGCCTGGGGGAATTCATCAGTCGTGGCCTGGGGGAATTCATCAGTCGTGGCCAGGGAGAATTCATCAGTCGTGGCCTGGGGGAATTCATCAGTCGTGGCCTGGGGGAATTCATCAGTCGTGGCCTGGGGGAATTCATCAGTCGTGGCCTGGGAGAATTCATCAGTCGTTATTCCATGTTCAGCCGATATAAAAATCAAAGGTGTTTACGATAATGCCTCGGTCAAAGATTTACATGGAAAGCCGATAATTTACGTTTCCAATAAAGATATGGAATTTAAGGTTTGGAGGAATAAATGAAATGTATGATTTGCCGTATCAAGAAATCCACTCGCTTCTCTCAAACCTACGGAGATGTATGCGACGAGTGCCTTGACCGTATGATCCGTAGGGCCAGCGAGATTATGAAAGCGAAACAAGCAAGAGATACTTATGAAGATTCAGAAATCCGTCAAGAGGTTGCGGAAATGACGGCAGAAATGGGGGGAAAGGACTGATGACCCAATCCGACAACACCGCAATTCAGAAATTTGGGGATGAATTAACGGCGCAATTAAGACAGTTAGCCGAGAAATCTCCCATTGACCGAGTGGGGGTTTATTTGGCGAACATAGTATTGCAATCTAACCTCTGCCGTGTTCAGACACAGGCGATTGTGGAGAGTATGAATAAGGCGACGGTGGTGGCGGATGCCCAGGAAATTGTTAGGGAAAGATGAGCCGGTATTTCTGCGACAAAAAAGAAAGGACGGTGAGTATAGGAAAAGCAAACGCTGTTTGCCTAATTCGCAGATGCCCTAATTTGAAAATAACATTAAAAAAACGGAGAAGATGATGGAAAATAAAATTATAGCAACACAATCAACATCGGATTTAATAAAACTTGCCATTGAGGGCAAGTCAGATTTAGCGCAGTTGAAAGAACTTCTTGCGCTAAAGAAAGACTACGAAGCAAACGAAGCGCGAAAATCCTATCATAAGGCAATGGCTGATTTCAAAGCCAATCCGCCCACCATCGAGAAAGACAAAGCCGTATCGTTTAACCAGACGAAATACAATTACGCAACGCTCGCCAATGTAACCAAAAAAATAGGATCGGCGTTGAGTTCGCACGGCTTATCCGCGTCATGGTCAACCAAACAAAACGGATCAATAAGCGTTACCTGCCGGATTACCCATGTTTCGGGCCATAGCGAAGAAACAACACTCTCAGCCGATGCCGATAAATCAGGGTCAAAAAATTCGATACAGGCACTGGGAAGCACGATCTCGTATCTTGAGCGTTACACCCTGCTTGCGCTTACAGGTCTTGCCACAGAGGATATGGACGACGGAGGGCAGGCTTCTGAAGCCATAGTCGAGTATATCACGGATAAGCAAAAAGGGCAGATCCTTGATTATATCAACGATCTCAAATGCGATATGCCCGGGTTCTTGAAATTCATGGGCATTGAAACGCTCGAAGCCATGCCAGTTGCTATGTTCAACAAGGCGATCAACGCCCTTGAAGCCAAGAGAAAAAAGAGAGATGGAAAATGATTATCATAACCGATATTCAGCAAGGCACGGAGGCATGGTTTAAAGAAAAACTTGGTAAACCGTCGGCCTCTAATGCCTCAAAAATAATCAGGAATGACGGTAAGCCAAGCACACAGAGAGAGGGCTATTTATACGAGTTGGTTGCCGAAACATTAACAGGCGTGTACGAAAACGGATATAAGAACGATGCCATGCTCACGGGCCAAGAAAGGGAAGCAGAAGCGCGAGAGTTCTATTCTTTCACCAATAGCGTTGAAGTTGAGCAGGTGGGAATGATATATAAAGACAAGGACAAGAAAGTCTTATGCTCTCCCGATGGATTGATAAATAGAGAGCACGGTCTTGAGATGAAAAACCCGCTGTCAAAAACCCAGGTAAAGTATTTACTTGACGGGTGTTTGCCGTCGGAATACTTCTCTCAAGTTCAATTCTCTTTATTTGTAACAGGTTTTCCGTTTTGGGATTTCCTGTCTTACGTTCCCACAATGAGACCATTGATGATAAGGGTTGAACCCGATGCAAAGTTTCAAGCCGCGTTAAAGATCGAATTGGAAAAGTTTATTGAGGAACTTGACGAAACGGTAAACAAACTACGAAAGGAATAATATGATTTACGAGGATATTTGCACTTGCAAAACATATACACAGAACGGCGAAGAAAAAAAAGTATGGCTCAAATGCGGAACGTTGCGGACGAATGATGAGGGCAAACGGTTTATAGAACTCAATCACTTGCCGGGGATCGCGTTTTTTGTATTTGAACGTAAAGAGAAATCGACACAGGGAGAATCGTTTTAATGATAACTCCCATTTTTACAGCAACCATCACAAAGGGCCGGGTAGTGTTTTATAACGTCGAGCTATTTAACACTTACCTGCGCTCTTTGGAGGGTAAACAAGTCCATGTGTCAGTCAAGCCTAAAAAGAAAATACGCAGTAATAACCAGAACGCATTTTATTGGGGAGTTGTTATCCCTATTCTCTGCGACTTGACTGGATATACCGTCGAGGAGATGCACGAGGCGTTAAAATTCAAGTTTCTCCAGGATAAAACCGACACAAATTTGCCTACGGTAAAATCAACGGCGAGTTTGTCGACGGTTGAATTTGAAGTATATCTTGATAATGTCCGGCAGTGGGCCGCAACTGATTTATCTTGTTCTATCCCCTTGCCAAACGAGGTTGAATTTTAAGGAGGTAATATGGACGGTCAGCAGTTAGAAATATATGATATGGTTAAGAGCCACAACGAGAGGGCGCAGAACTTAACTAACGAGAGGGCGGTTTTAGAAACTCCAAAGCCTATATCTTCCAAGAAGCGTATCGAGCAGGTCTTATTTGCTCAAGGTCATATCACTAACGCCGAGGCCGCGGAATTATTACGGTATAGTAAGGGTCAGTTAAGCTTTGGTCAACGGTTGAGAGATATAAGAAAAGATCTTAGGTCTCAGGGCAAGGAATTGGATTGTATCGCCATAGGGGATGGTGTGTTTGATTATGTGGTCAGGAATTAGATAGGGGGGGGGGTACGGTGGCTTGGATAGAATATCATACAGCTTTAAGGGATCATTGGAAAATTAAGCGGTTATCGGTACTTCTTGAGGTTGAATATATCACCGCATTGGGGGCAATTTCATGCCTTTGGTTGTGGGCCGCAGAATACGCCCAAGATGGTGATATGAGCAGGTTCTCAGATGATGAAATAAGACACGCTACCTTGTGTAATAACAGCAAAATGACACGCGAGGCCTTAAAAAATTGTGAGTTGATAAATTCAAAAAATAAAATCAACGATTGGAATAAACATGGCTTAAAGCTATTAGAGGCAAGGAGAAAGAGACAAAGAGAATATGTCCGCCGTCTACGTAGACATGACGTAGACTCTACGCCTACCATACCTAACCAACCTAACCTAACCAACCTAACCAATAAAGATATGTCGTTTTCGTTTGATTTTGTTTATAACCAATACCCAAGCAAGACAGGGAAAAAGGCGGCAGAGAGGTATTTTAAGTCAAGTGTAAAAACAGAACAGGATTTTAAAGATATTCAGGCCGCGCTAAAAAATTACATTGCAAGTGAGCGAGTAAAAAAAGGATTTATTCAAAACGCTTCAACTTGGTTTAATAATTGGCGCGATTGGATAAATTACCAAGATCCGTTAAAAGGTGGAGTTCCTGAAAGTCTACAAAAATATATACGAAAGGACAAATAATGCAAAATCCGGTTGAGCGTAAAAACAAAATGCTTAAAGAATTAAAAGACGGCGTTATTACCTACGCGCAATTCATCACGTCTTGCCTGGCCTGGCTGATGGAGCCCGAACTATGGCGCGAGATCATAGTCAAATACGAGCCGCCGCCTCCACAGATCAAAGAATGGACTGATTATGTCAATATGTCCAAGTTTGAGAAATCAAAAATGACCGAAGCGTTTTTCCGCATACCAGAAATTGAGAGATATTTGAAAGCCAAGAGCGAGGCGTTTTCTTGGAATATTGGTATGTATGGATGGCTGAAAGAGCAGAAAGCGATCATACCCGACACGGCTGAAAATTTGGGTATTCATAGAAAACTTGATGCGAAGATTTACGAGTTTAAGAATTGGATGCGCCGGTTTGCGCCGAAATATATCGGGTTTGAGGAAGCAAAGGAAAGGAGAGTTGAGAGAGAGCAGCCGGAAGAAGTGGGAGATATGGCGAGTTCTGCGATTGATACTTTGGGCGGGCAGATCATTTAACACACACTAAATTTAAACGTATCTACTGGGATAGAAAACATAAATGAAAGGACACCCCCTAATGCCCCGCCCACAGAGGAAGCCTTTGACATTAAGCAAAGCCAAGAAGAAGCTCTGGACGTTGTTCTCAATCTATATCCGTATGAGGGATTGCCTTGAAACCACAGGATCTATCTCTTGGGGTATCTGTATCACCTGCGGAAAGAGGTATCATTTCAAAATGCTTCAAGCAGGGCATTTTGTATCCGGACGGCATAACGCCGGGTTGTTTAGCGAGAAAGGAGTACACGCACAATGCTACAACTGCAATATAAACCTTAAAGGCAATACCCTTGAATACCGCAGGCAGATTGTAAAAAAGTACGGTGTTGATATGGATACACGGCTTGAGATCGAAGCGGCGCAGGTTTTGCAGTACAAGGTTTGCGACCTTGAGGAAATGGCAGAGGTTTATAAGTTAAAGATTAAAGAACTTGAAGAACAAAACAAAGTACCGGGAAATCTTTGAAATAACGGTGAGCTGTCGTGGCGCTTGCGTGCCTTTCGGAATAACGCTGTAGAATAAACGATAGTTGCAGGTTCAAATCCTGCCGACAGCTTGCCACAAAAAAGGGAGGGGAGTAATGAAAAAAGGAGATGTAGTAAAAGTGTTTGATGGCAGCTATTCAATGATGAAAGAGAATGGTGTTTTAGCTCACACAAGCGGAAATGTTTTAATTGCAGACGGAGAATATGAGGTTATAAAAGTTGCAGATTGGTGGAATAGATTTCCTACAGATTATTCTTATACAAAAGGACAAGAAAGAAACAATCTTGAACTTTGTTGTATACGTAATCCCGATAGAATAGTTTATATCCAATCCAGATTTTGTTCAAAGGTTGACTACCTCGCCTCTAACAGGAAAGGAGATGGAAAGTGAAGTGTTTATATTGTGGCAAGAAAACCAATAGACCTAAATTCTGTTGTAATAAGCATAAAGACAAATATCACAATGAACATAATCCAAGAGGGATTTATGCTCATCTTAAAGATAAACAAGAATTAGATTGGAAGGATATAGACGATAGTCATTCTTATGAAGAAGAATGTATGGGAATACATGAATAACAACTCCCCTAACCCCAGTGGAGAGAAAGGAAAGATGATGACCAATAAAGAGAAATCAGAATTAAGAAAACTTGTTAAAGAAAATATATCTTTTGAGGCTATACGGAAATTAGTTAATTGTTCTGATGCCACTATAAGAGCGTATATAAAAACATTCACGTCAACGGAGAGGAAAATATGAATTTTTGTGGTCATTGTTGGATAAAAGTAATGGGAATGTATGTTTTATGTGATGGTTGGGGTAGTTTGATCGCCTATGTTAAAACAGACGAAACGTGGTGGAGAAACCATTCGGTAAGAATAGCACGAATGATTGTGGGGTTATTACTAATAATATGCGGATAGCAAGAGTATTCCCAACTAAAACAAGCATGTGTCCTAATGATGTTGACGCTTATTTTGGATATCCTGATTTATTTACACCGCATTATGACGAGGTTCATGTGTCTTGTCAATTTACTTGGGATATTAAAAAAGCAAAGGATTTGTTGGTTGCGTGGCGTAATCACGGAGATGTAGTTAAGATCGGAGGTGTTGCAATAGATGGGGAAAGCGATCGTCCGTTCGTTCCCGGAATGTATATTAAAAGTGGTGTAACAATAACGACACGAGGTTGCCCTAACAAAAAATTCAACAGATGCCCTTTTTGTAGAGTGCATGATAAATTTATAGAATTTGATATTTTTCCATCAGGGAACATTGTTCAAGATAATAATTTTATGGCTGTATCACAAATTGGGTGGGATAGAAGAATGGAAATGTTGTCTTATGAAAGAAATATTGAATTTAAGGGAGGGCTTGATAAATATTTAATAACGCCAAGACGGGCAAAGGATTTAAGATCGCTCTCAATTAAAAGACTATGGCTTGCTTGCGATCAACCGCAAGGCATCGAGCCATTACGAAAGGCAGTAGAGATATTATTAAAAGCAGGGTTTACCAGAAACCATCTTTATTGCTACGTTTTGATTGGTAATGACGAAAGGGAGAATATCCACAGACTAAAAGAAGTGTGGCGTATTGGTTGTATGCCCTTTGCTCAACTATTCCGCAATGCAGAAGATAGTATTAAATATTCAAGATCATGGAAACGATTTCAGAGAAGATGGGCTAAACCACAGATAATTAGAAAACGCAACACCCCAACATCAGGCAGGTAAATTGGAGGAGAGATGAGTGTTGTAAAATGGCTTGAACATGGAATAGATTTAGCATTAAAAGAAAGAGAGAGTGTTAAGAAAGAAATTGATGATTTGTGGCAACTTGTACCGCTGGCTCAAATGGATATTAAAAAACATCTTTCTATTTCAACAGATGAACGCATGAAAAAGAATGACGAATTAACAGATAAATTGATAGAGATAGATATGGATATTGAAAAGTTAAACATTATTCTCTATTGCCAACAAAGAGAGGATAAATAGCCATGCCAATAAAAGTGAGTGAGTTGAGGGAAGCGGTAGATGTGTTACAAAAAGGGATAAAATATCAAGAGTCAGGTATAGATTGTTATGGACACGTGGAAATCCCACAAAAAGGAGATGGAGTTTTTGAAAGAAATTTGCATATAAAAATTTTAATTGCCCTCGCCCAATCCCACATCGCAGCGGTAGAGGGTCAGAAAAAGAAATGTTGTTGTGGCGAGATTGAAACTAAAGATAGAGCTATAAAAGAAATTGCCCAAGCCATCGTAGCACTCTACGCAAAGGAGAAATAATGAATGAAATGACCCCCACAGCCCAGGAATTGAGGAGTGCGGTAAATCTGTTTAAGAAAACGATACACGATTGCTCTATGTCAGAGGCAAACAGGGCAAGAGCGACATTAATTGCTTCTGCCCAATCCGTCCTCTCTGCTTCGGATGAATTGCCGAAAAGGTTACCTGATGTTAAATCTGATTATGTTTTGGGTGTTAACGAAACGCTTGATAAGGTACGCCCCGTTGTGGAGAGGTTGAAGATGAGGGTGAGTGAGTTGGAAGAACTTTGTGCCAAGCAGTTAATCGAAATAGGGAATTTAAAAGGTGAACTCCAATCAACCAAACTGGGAGGAAAAGTATGAGAAAATCATGGATTTGCTTTATGTGTTTTTTGATGATAGTCACAAGTCTTGGATGTGCTAAAAAACAGAAGGCGATCCATTTTACTACACAAGAAACCAAAGCAATATTGGCAATAGACCACGATGGCAAGATATTTCTGCGTGGGGAGTTAATAGGGCAGGATAAAGAGTTGGGTGAAGTCATTCAAGACTATTATGCAAGCAAACCGGGAGGACAGTGAATACTTTAATATTATCCGTTTTAATATGGGTTTGTTGTGTAGGCATCTTGTGCATATGTTTTGTTTGGCATTTGATGGCAAGCATTTGTTCGACAATAATGTCAACCTCTGGGGTATCCAATAAATGACCCATAGCCGTAAGAAAGTCGGAAAACGGGTAAAGAAGATAGACAGGAGAAAAGTTGATCCATTTTCTCACGGGGCGAGGATTGAATTTGCAATCACACATTCAATGGATAGGAGGGATTAACTTATATGTCGGATAGCCACGATCCGCAGATGTGCAAAATATTCTACTGGTGTCTTGCGGCGCAACTTGATACAAGACAGATAGAAATAATCATGTGGAGGTATGGTTGCAAAAAGACCTTAAAGCAGATCGGGAATATGGTACACCCAAAAGTTACCCGGGAAGCTATAAGGCAAGATGAAGCTAAGGCGTTGAAGCGATTGAGGAAGTATATAAAAACAAGTGATTTTATTTAGACCTTGCTCATAGAAAAATATATGTAATACTTTAAGTGAAAGGCTGATCCCCTTTTATTTTAGAAGCCGACTCCGTTAACGGCGTGAGTTGGCTTCTTGCTTTTTAGGGCTTGATACTTGTCGACAAGCGAGTATTGAGCCCTTTTTCTTTTGATAAATCGCCAGGCGCAGAGCATCCCAAATATGATCGCCGACGGCATTGTCCGAATGGCCCTTTAAAATAAGTGCCTCTTGCGACCTGGCTAAAATAAATATGACAACACTTACTAAAAAAAGCAAATATAAATCCCAAGGTAATGGAAAGAAGTATCCTGAGTGTGAGTTGTGGCAATTGGGAATCTATAATCTAAGCAAAATAAAATTAGGCACATTTGGATATATAAATTCCGACAAACGGGCAATGTTTGTAAAAAATTTAAGATGGTTGTTAGATAGATATAAATAACAATTGCACGGCGCGTAAACATAAGATCGAGCCACCGGCATAGTATCACAAAAAACATTGATCGCGAGCTTAGAATACTCAGATCGGCTTCCCTGGGGAGTGTTCAGGGATATAGACTGCTTTTCGGGCGTTAAGCCAGCCTTGCCAGCTTAAAAAGGCGCAGTCATAAAGCTATTCAGTGTTTACCCTGCAAATACATAGCACACGCAGGTTTAGTTGGGCTTAGTTACACTAAGTCTATGAAGGTTGAGGAGATGAGTATTATTAAAATAGTTTATAAAGTTACTTAATTGTAATAGGGATAAGGTGATGAAATGCCTAAAAATATAAATCCAATAAAATTAGCCAAGTATAAAAGAGCGCGTAAACAAAGTAAGTCTATTGCTCAATCCTTAAGGGAAGCCGGAGCGGCAGAGTCAACAGCAACTCATTTAAATAATAGAAATATTGGCTTGGTAAAAATAGGGGAAGAACAATTAGCTCAGGAATTGAGACATAGCGATATAACGCCGGATCTAATGATTAAACACTTCACAGAAGACCGCTCTCTTGCTCTTGCAAAAGGTGATCTATCCACAGCCACAAGGGTTGATGAGCTTATGAGTAAGTCAATAGCCATGCTTACTGACAAATCAGAGGTATCGCAAACCCTTGTCATTAAAGCAGATGAGAAAGAAGAATTAAGTAGGTTGAGGGGGAAAGTTCTCTCTAACCCATTGTGTACCAATTAGTTAGTAGTTTACATAACAATTCTTATGGGAAGTATTATAAACCCATATATAGTATGAAGTTAGGATAAGTATATGACACAAGCGCAGTGGGATGATTTGGTGTATGTGATCAGCTTGATAGAGCTTGAGCGAGACCTGGGTGAGTCAGGGATAAGGGAGTACGGTATACCCCTACCCCTATGTTGATTATCCCACTCTCGCACTCACTCTACCAAAATTCAGACCTCATTCATCCTTTGGCATGCGCTTGTACAATCAATCCTGGATAGGGTTTACACGGGAGATTTCAAGAGATAGTTCATGGATTGAGGCAATGTACCGTTCTTTGCAATCGTTGATTGTAGGCCTTCTAAGCGCAAAATACAAGTATTTGATATTAAACCGTGTTTAAAATTTTACATATAAAAAATAGAAAAAGGAATAATGATAAAACTCCGTGAAGCCATAGAAGCCAAGAAGCTACAGTTTGACCAGGCGATTACAGAGGCCAAGTCGGATAATGTAGCTTTGGAGTTGCTTCGGGATAAGAAGAGATTTCTTTGTCAGAACGATTTGTATTATCTGTGTTGTCTTACCGGGAACAATAAGATAGCGCAGTACCCGGATTATTATAGACCTTTCTGCGATATGGTCAGTTTGATGAATTGGAAAATACTTCAGTTGGGAATACAGCCACAAAACCCATATCAGTTATCCATCGAAGAAATCACGGATAATGTTGATGAAGACCTAAAATATTTGCAAAGGTTGATACTGTGTTACCGTGCGTTCTATAAGACTACTATAGTAAGTAAAGTCCATTCTTTGCAGTTGATACTCAATTATCCCAATATCCATATTCTTTTAGCCCATAACGTAGAGGGGAATGCTTCCGCTAACCTTGTAGCTATAAAGAATTATTTTCTTACGTCAGATATAAGAATACTTTATCACCAGTTTATCCCCAAGACTAAAGAGTGGGGCAATATGAAAGAGTTCTCTGTTGCTACAAGGACTGATTGGGGCAGAGATGAACATACCATAATGGCGGTAGGGGTAGATACCCAGATAACAGGTGGACACTGGCAGGTTGCTAAATTTAATGACTTGGTAACCCAGGATAGCGTGAACACTAAAGACCAGATAGAAAAGACAATAGACTGGGATTCGAGATTTAATTCAGGTCATTTTGACGATGCACAGTTCGCTATTATAGATTATGAGGGTACGCGGTATCACAACGCAGACCTTTACGCTACCAAGATAAACAATCCCAGGATAAAACTTATTGAAATCCCGTTGTTGAAAGATAAAGATCATACCAATTTGACGGTAGAAAATATATCAAATCCTGAACGGTTCACGGTGCAGGGGATCAAGGATATGATAGGAGATATATGGGTGTTCAACTGCCAGCAGTTATTGAAGACCGAAGACCCCGCAAAAAATCAATTCAGGCAGGATATGATAGCGTACTACGACTCTATACCGTCAGTATGTAACTTTTATCTTTTAGTTGACCCGGCGAGTAAACGGAAAAAGAGATCCGATTATACGGTGATGTTGGTTGTAGGCGTATGCTGGGTAAAAGACGAACTGAAGTATCTCATAGTTGACGGCATAAGAGACAAACTCGACCCCAAGCAGAGGATAGATACAGCCATCTCTTTAGCGCGTAAATGGAGTATCAAAGAAAGCGGTTGGGAAGAGGTCGGGTTGGGTGATGATAATTTCTACTTAGAGGAACGCCGTCGAGAAACACAGCTCTATTTTACGGTAACTCCCATTAAGACCGCTCAGGTAGCCAAAGAAGACAGGATCAGGAATATCTTAGTACCCGAATACTCTCAACATAAATGGTTGTGGGCCAAGAAAGGTAAGTTAGTCAAGAGTAGTTTATTCACGGGCCGTAATTACGATTTGACGGAAGATATGGAATTTGAAATGACGCAGTTTCCTATCTGCGAACACGACGATTTGTTGGACGCTATGACATTCTTAAGCAAGTTGTCGGTTACAAGACCTGAAAAAATGAAGACCGTTGAAGACAGTAAGGATATGACATTCGGAGAATATGCAAAGATCAGAGACGATAGATTGACGCAATTAAGAAATAATAGGTGGGGTCAAATGGCAGGCAGGAATTGATGCGGATATTATTCATTACGATATTATTGTTGTTTACCGCCCAGATAGCGAAAGCCGAAACCCTTGTTTACTGCCCTAAGTGCAAAAATCCTTTATATGTTATGAAGATTGATATTAAAAAAGGCGAACAATTAAAACCTGAATATTTTGTTTCTGTCTCACCGTCTATCCCCGACCCCAAATCGGATACTCCTATGATATGCCCGTTGTGCCGATCCTCGCTGAACGGGTGGGATTATTATATGAAATCGCAAGGTTTTAAATCATATTCAATGGCATACACCGCGGTCAGCCTGCTTACTAAAAACACAGACGGTAAATGGTTGTGGACTCCCTGCGATATGCCGATGCTAAATTATAACGAGGTCAAATGAAAAAAGAACTCATATCTATGTGGTTTGGCCGTATACAACGATGCGAAGATTTACAGAATACCAAAAGGGAAGAGCGCAAGCAGATATTAAAACTTTATACCGGCGAGTTCTTTGGAAAACCCACCGCTCAATCAGAGATGATTGATGAGAATTTTGTTTATGAATATATCCAAGTCCTCGTCTCCGCTATTTATGCGAGAGACCCGTATATCTTCGTCAGGACGAAAAACGCGACTCTGGGTCAGTTTGCCGAAACAATGGAAACAGTTATCAACGATTATTGGTATACCAAGAATGCCAAATCTAAAATAAAGAAAGCAATCCTCGACGCTGTTCTCCAAACCCCTGGATTTATAGAGATAGGGTATTTTCTATTAACGGAACAATCTAAGGCAGTCAAACAGCTTGAAAGCGAGTTCCCCGAATTAAAAGATATCGATAATCCCCAAAAGACAGAGGAAGAGCAGGGGATACTTGATGAAACCATAAAAGAAGACGATGTGTTTTTAAACCACGTATCATCTTGGGATATTCTTTTCCCTGATGGATACCACGACATAAGAGAATGCCCCTACCTCATCAAACGCCAGATAGTTACCCTTGACGTTCTAATGGCTAATCCGGGGTACAAAAATAAAGATAAATTAAGATCGGGCGTTACCTATAAAGACCATATTTCTCCTGTAACAAATTACAATATGAAAGCGTTGCCCCGCTCCGGGTCATTGTCGGGGATAGACGAAGAATTGGTCAAGGTTACTCTCTATCACGTATTCGACAAGATGAACAGGCAAAGGTTCACTCTGGCAAAAGGATTGAATGATGATACCTTATTCGAGGGCGAATGGGATTATCTTATTGATGGACATACTATTTATCCGTTGATTTTTAATGAGATACCCAAATCGGATGAAGAGAGCAATGCGTTTGGCCTATCTGATATTGTACCATTACTGCCTCAACTCAAAGAGTTGTCGTTCATAACATCCGCAATGTTAAAACACAGGAAACGTGCCGGGACATTGCTTTTAGCCAAGAAAGGTAATGTAACGGAAAGCGACGCCGCCAAGATACAAAATTCCTCCGATGTGGATATGATACTGCTAGATGATATAAGCGAAACCATTGTGCGAGGGTTTACTCCCCCGGCCTTGCCTCAAGATTTCTACGCCTTGAGAGGACTTGTGTTGGAAAGTCTTATGCGCATATCGGGATACAATCAACTGCTCGGAGTGGCTAAAGGCGTGCAGACTGCCACAGAAAGCGAGAATGTCAGGGCCGGAGCCGTACTCAGGCAATCTGAAAAAGTTGATGTCATTGAAGATTTTACAGTCAACATCGCCAAAGGTTTAGCCGGACTTATATGGGAGTTTATACAGGATAAACAAAAGATAGCCGACATTATCGGGAATGTTCCCACGGAAGAACAATGGCCCACGTTGCCCCAAGATAAGGCCGAAGCTCGAAAGATTATACAGAGCAAGCTGAGGTTTAGAATTGAAGCCGGAGCTACAAGGCCTCCCAAAGACGAAGCGATAGAAAGAAAACAGTGGTTGGATCTTATCGGAATAATTAAAGCCAACTTCCCCAACAGATTGAATGACAGCATTATACTTCCCCAGCTATTGAAGAAATTTGATTTTAAAGATATTGAAAGGGCCGTATTGGGGTATGACGACCAGGAAATAAAAGTGGCCCAGGAAGAGAACAAATTGCTTATGCAGGGAGTCCCGCAGTTGAGCAGTCCCAACGAGAATGATTTGTTGCATTTGCAAGTCCACAGTCAAATATACCAGACCCCGGGTATGCAAGCCACTCAACAAGTAGACGAACATATCCTTAATCACAAGAAGAACTATGATATGAAAAATCCCCAGGTGATCCCCCAAAAAGGGGACAGCAAGGCGGCGGTACAATCCACATCTCCGAAACAGAATAGAGGGGGGGTTACGCAAATGGCGGATTTAATAGGAGCTGTAAGGGGTTTGCCGGGTACTGGCGGTGAGTCGGGAGGCAATGGTGGACGGGTGTAATTGGCAAAACAAGTCTTTTAGTGTGGCAATGATAGATAAACTTCCGTGTGTTTGCCGTGATTGCGGGATTGGAGTTGATGGCAGTCTTAAATATAACGGAGACGCTTTTTGTAAATTATGTTTTAGTAAAAAAGGCAAAGGACTTGATTTTAGCAAATCTGATTTTTTTACAGAGAAAGACAAGCGTTGGGAATTCACTACCGATATGTTCGATGGTAAGTCTGTAGCTATACATTCAAAGAGGCAGTTCAATAGAATGCTTAAACAAAACGGTTTAGTTTTCGCGTCAGTCAAAGAGTTGAGGCAGGAAGCCGATTTCAGGAAACGGTTGACTGCTGAAGACAGGGTAAGCAATAGGCGCAATACTGCGGAGAACATATACCGCAAGTTGAAAGAAAGACGGGTATTCAAGTAATGGTTATTTGTTTAACATTTAAAATTAGAAAGGAGTAAAACAAATGGCTAACAACAACCCGAAACGTGTTGCAAGTCCGATACAGCCGAGCAGGGCCGGCGGTATCAAGCAAGTCAAAACTTCGATAGTCGAAGGGCCGACTGCTTCAGGCAAGAACTTACAGCCGTTTACGCGCGGCAAGAAATAATAATATTTAGGGTCGCTCCCTAATTTGTAGCAAAGTAACACCAACCCATAGTCCAAGCCGAGAGGCAGACTAAATACAGGAGTGTTAAAAATGGCAGTAGACAATAAAGACCCGAATAGCCAATCTGGAAAGTTCAAGATCAAGGTTGACGGGCAGGAAGTGGAAGTTTCACAGGAAGAAATGATCGAGTTAGCCCAAAAGGGTAAGGATTATACAAAAAAAACCCAGGAACTTGCGGATAAGGAGAAATCACTCAACGCCGAAGCGACAAGAGTGGCGGGGTTAAAATCCATCGTAGATGAGATGGAAGCAGACCCTAAGCTCAAAGAGACGTTGAACAAGGTTTATTCTGATTTCAAGTCGGGCAAGGTTGCCAAGCCTGAAAATAAAGACAGCAACCTGAAAAAACTTGATCGTCTTTTATCTGAAACAACCGACCCGGCGCAAAGGGAACAGTTGCGGGACATAAGAGAAATCATCCAGCAGGAAGCTCCGATTGGCGAAGTTTCAACCCTTAAAGAAGAAATCAAGAATTTAAGGGAAGAAATAGCTTCTGTCCGTAATGCCGCAGTTATAGGGCAAACTGACAGGATAGAAGTCCAGTTGAAGAAATTAGAGGAAAAGTTCGGAACTGATTTGGTGAATAAGCACCGTAAGGATATTGTGGCCACATCGCTTAAATATCCCAATCAATCAGTCAACAAACTTCTCTATCACTTTGCGGATGACTCTGAACTCGAAACTGCTATCCTCGTACAATCAAAGAAAAGAGAAAAAGAGGAGTTGGATAGAAAGAAACGAGGGTCTTCTCCAAGCGGGACAGGTACGTCGTTTGTTGCAAAAACTGAACTTTCAAAAGATAAAAAAACAGGACGCATAACGTTTGAAAGTCTGAAATCGCGTATTATGGAACGGTTGGGAAGATAACTAAGTTTCTCCTATCTTTTATCAATGAAGTTAATTAGGAGAACAAAATGGCAGGAAATCTATCCGTTACGCGAGAGTATCAACGTATATTCTCAATCGTAGCGGACGAAGTAGAACCTATTCTGTTCGACAACATATCAAGCCGTACAGCACTTCTATATCGTCTTAAAGATATGGGAGCAATAATCAAAACCGGGGGAAAACCTCATTTAAGATTTAACATCTTGAAAGAGCTTCCTACGGCGGTTGGTTATACTGACCTTGATACGTTGACTCCTGTTCGTGGAGATCCTACGACTTCCGCTATATTTGAATGGAAACAGATTGCGTGTCCAGTCCAAGTTTCGGGCCTCGATATGATAAAAGTACCCGAAGGCAACGAAATTGACTTGGTCGAGATGTTCTTGCAATCTGCTGAGATCGCAATGCGGGATTCGATAGGCGGTTCAACCCTGGGTATTTTCTCAAGCGCGGCAGAAGATGACTTGAGAAAGATAACCGGGTTGCAGAATATGCTCACATCGTCTACTACAACCGGGACAGTGGGTAATTTAAGCCGTGTAACGACAACGGCGTGGAGGCATCAGTCGGCTAACGTGTCTTCTGACTTCTCCGCGAATGGTCTTGCTCGTATTCGTACATTGTATCGTCAGTGTTCACGCTTTGATGAGACTCCCGATACAATCGTACTTACGGGTTCGGCTATGGACAATTTTGAGTCTAACCTCCAGGGTACTTTGACTATGAATATGCCTTTGGTCGGAGTTGGAGCTGGCGATGAAAGAATGCTTGATGTCGGATATTCTAATATTCGATATAAGGGCGCTCTTGTATTCGCTGACGATGGTTGCCCCGCGAACTATGGTTATTTCTTGAACCTGGCTAAATATTATCGTCTTTTCGTGCGTGAAGGTAGGGACGCGGAAATCGGCGATTTTGTTAAGTCCCAGGGCAGGGATGACCTGGTTACGTACATACTCTGGGCCGGGAATGCTGTTATTACTAACCTTGCCCGTAACGGCGTTCTTTTGAACGGCGATACGGACTAACGGAGGGGATAAAGATGAAAAAGTTTTCTTTGTTTGCTCTGTTAATTGCGTTAGTCGTAGCATTTAGCGGAGTATGTTTTGCTGGCGATGGAGCAGATTATCGTCAGTTGCAGGAAACAAGTGTGTTTTACAACAATTATAACGGTACGCTTGAAGATGGACAAGCCGTTGTTTTGGATGTTTCGGCTACTGCCGGGACGACCCTGGGTTCTTATATAACAGTGTTGTCCGGTTCGGCTGATAGCGTCCTCGCTGTCGGAGTTATTTCTGAACAGCAAGCGTCTTGTGCATATCAACAGCCGTGTATAGTTGTTACAAAAGGGCCGGTATATGCGTTATCTCTCGACTCGTCAGATGCTATAACCAATAGTACCGCTGTCGGAACATCAGGTTCGGCAGGGTATGGTTATATTGGCGGTGGAACTAATCTTGGGATAGCTCTTGAAGCCGGAGATGGTACTGACACAGGTGAAACAGTCATCTGGGTTGCGCCAACTGGTGCTGACTAAAAACAAGGTTGGGGTGGGGGCTAATAACCCCTGCCCCGCCACTAAATTATGTTCATATTATTTTACATTTTATTTATAACCACGTCTATGTTGGTTCTCCCTATCAAAGGTATAGGCGACTCCTGTTGGATGCCCAAAGAGGTTTTATTTAATTTATTAGGTTTCTCTTTCATCGCTTCCACTTTGATGAGCAACAACAAGAAATCGCTGAACTTTAAAAACATATGGTTGGGTATCATATTTATATATTTAGTTATTTCGTTTTGTTTTTATTTTTACCTGCCTATGGTATTGGGAAAAAACGGCGGGAATATCAACTGGAATTTATGGGCGGTGAGGCCGTTTATAAACATAGTGTTATCTCTATGGATGATACAGGCGCTTGTCGAGTATACGGATACACTGCGCCGATGGGTCGGCATATCTAAAATGCTTTGCTGGGTGGCGTTTGGATTTTCTATATTTTCATTTTGCAATCTCAATACCACATTCGGCAACGCAAATATTACGGCCAATTTCATAGCTATGTTGTCTCCGATATGTTTAATGTTCAAAGATTTAAGATACAAGATAATATACGCATTATGTTTTATAGCGATACTGTTGACCCATAGTTCTTTATCCGTAGTAGCTTTTGCGTTTGGATTATTCGTATATTTGATATTAACCAAGAAATGGAAATCGTTGTTATGTTTAATTGTTCTATCGGTCGTATTTGTTATGTATAAAAAGGTCGGTTTTTTTAGCGACAGCGGTAGATTGGAAATGTGGAAGAATGTATTGGGATATTGCAAAAATACAATGTGGTTGGGTAAAGGTTTGGGGAATTTTGCTGTAAACAGATATACGCCCCTATCTGGCGATCCCACCGTAGCATTGTCTTCCCATTCCGAGCTATTTCAAATATTACACGACAATGGTTTATTTATGGTGGCCCTGATAGGCATATATTTGATAGATCTGTTCAGGCATATATTTTTCGCTAAATCCAATATACTCATCATTACGTTCACGAGCGCATTTGTGTCCTATCTCGTGATATGTTTAGGCAATTTTCCCCTACGTATTGCCCCGTTGGCATTGGTAGGTATTACATACATAGCCGCACTTGAAGCCATACTAATTAAAGGAGAAGAATAATGGATGCAAGCATCAGTAAGGAAGTGGTTGATATTGACACGCTTAAACGTATCAAGGTCGCGCTGGAAGAGGATATTAAAAAGTTACAGATAGTCCAAAACAATCTTGAAGCCCAAAATCACACCGCGCAGATCAAGAACGAGGAAGAAGATAAGCAGATGGTAGCTGAAAAAATGACGCGGTTCGCGGAAGAAGAACGCAGGATAGAAAACTTGCGTATCTCCGCAGAAGCACGTATTGATACTGCTGAAGAACTTGAAAGGAAACTCAAGGCGCGCGCTGTTGAAGTGGAGAAAAGGGAGCAAAGATCCGCCGAACTTGATACGAAAGCGAATGAGCTGAATATCCAACGTATGAACTTTGAGGCGTATAAGAATGGGATTGAAAAACAGTTGGATGGGGCAAAGGAGACTATTGCAAGAGCGCAAGAGTCTTTTGATGTGGTACAGAGTAAAGAGATGATGTTGGCCGGGCGTGAAGCGAAGATAAAAGAACAAGAAAAAATATGGAACGACGAAATCGGGAAACTGGAAGCCGATAAAAAATCTTTCCAACTTGAGAAAGAAAATATACTTGGGTTGAGCAAATCTAAACAGAAAAAGGAGAAATAATATGGCTACGATCGAAGTGGATTTACAGAAGTTGTCGGTATTGGATCAGGAAATAATCATACTCGAACGGAAAAAGAAATCCTTAGAAAACGAGTTGGAGAGATTGGCTAACGAATGCAATAGGATCAAGGATATGGCCAATAAGGAAATCGCGCAACAGAAACAATTATGCGAGTCGGAGTGTCAAGAGAAGTTAAATAAAGCCGGCGCATTGCTGGAAGATGTTAATAAAAAACTATCCACTGCGGATAAGCGGATTGGGGAGTCTTTGGTTATTGAAAAACAAATCAAAGAGCTGGATAAAAAAACTAAAGAGTTTAAGGAACGCGAGAAACAAATAGAATTGGCCCAAATATCTTGCGCAGAACGTGAAAAGAAAGCTGATTTGATTATTGAACAGTACAAAAAGAAGATAGACGAATTGAATAAATAATAGGGGGTATAATGCCTCGTTTAACATATTCGACGATACTTTCAAGAGTTAAGGCAATATCTAATATTACCAGCCAGGATGATTTGATCAAAGATGGCATACAGATGGGATTGGATAGGGCCACTATGGTTGATCTGCCCTATCTAATGACCGAGGGGGTAATCACGACTGTTGCCCCGTATGAAACCGGAACGGTAACAGTGGCGGATGGCTCAAAAACCGTTACAGGGCTATTGACTGTTTTCACTCTTGCTATGGTCGGTAGGAAAATACGGATTGGCGGAGAAAACGCATATTATCGTATAGGCGCATACGTTTCGGGAACAGAACTAACCCTTGAAACTGCTTATAGGGGGGACTTGACTTCCGGGAATACGTTTACAATATATAAAGACGAATACCGTCTTCCGGCAAATCTTGATATATATAAAGTAATGCGCCAGCTTGAGAATAAGGTTAGTTTGGTTGACATTGAAGCGTCGGCGTTTGATATTAGCGAACCATCCCCAAGTACACAAGGTAATCCCAACTATAATATATTATCAGGCACAAAACTTGATACCTATGCTATCGGCACAGTCAGCGGGTCGGTAAATCTATCCGCTTTAACGGGAGTAGACACTCTGTGGACGACGGTTGATGGTTTGGGCAAGGGTAGCAGATTGACCATAGGGAGCAATGTTTATACCGTAAAATCGGTTGATAGCGATACGGCAATAACCATATATGAAAAGTTTATTGTAACTGTTGCAAGCGTTACGTATATTCTTCACCTCGATAACTACATACTTCAATTATTCCCCATCCCAGACTCTGCTAAAAATTTACCTTTCAGGTATCAACGCATACCCGAAATGCTGTACAACGACCAGGATATACCGGACTTGCCAGAAAAGTATCATTACATACTTATCACGGCTGGCCTTATATGGGCGTGGATGACAAAAGATAAAGAAGAAGCCACCAAACAAGAAACTATATTCGCGGCGCAAGCAGCGCAAATGCAAAAACGTATAAGCAATATAGCTCATAACATATCGTTTCCAAGACGTTCGCAAGATCGCGTAGGATTAGATAGGCGTAGCTTCCATCCAGATTATAGTGTTTCAATACCTTATTCAAGATGATTAAAAAACTAACCTCATTTTTAATAGTATCTTTATTCGCAGTAAGCAACTGTTTTGGTCAAATCACCTGGAGTCAATTCTCGTACTTCCAAAACTCCGGTGGTCTCAACAATGCTTTCAGTCCGATAGCCATTGAAGACAACGAAGCCAGTGATTTACAGAATGTAGTATTCACCGTGTCGGGTTCATTTAAGAAACGCAGTGGTTTCTCTGCCGTGAACGAAGACGATGCAGGGGCTACGTGCGGTATTAAGTATATAAAATTCTCCGATGGAGACCAATATCTTGTATCTATATTTGATAATGACAAGGTTTACAAGATGGACTATGGCGCATCCGGCCCTGATGGCACGTGGGATGACATAACAGGCGCAATATCTATAGCTGTTGGTGCTGACAATCTGTCTACATTCACCATAGGGCAAGATACACTTATCATAGACGATGGAGTTGCGTCAACCGCTCCGTTCAAATGGACTGGGACTGGAGATTGCGCCGCGCTTGGTGGATCTCCGCCAAAATCTACGGTCGTCGCATTCCATAAGAATATGGCGTTTTCCGCAGGGAATGAGGACACTCCGTCAACTCTTTACTTCTCAGACGTAGGGGATATTGAGAATTGGACTACTGGGCTAAGCGGGAATGTTGGAGTTGAAACCAACGATGGGTCTATAATCCGGGCAATAGTTCCCGGGTTTGACGCTCTATATATATTCAAAGATTATTCCATATTCAGACTTACCGGGTCGGATAAAGACAGTTTTCAGTTACAGAAGATGGTCAATGGTATAGGAGTAACATCTCCCCAGTCTATATCGTTGGTGGGAAACCAGTTCTTTTTTACCACAGGTCAGGGCGCTGTATATTTATATGATGGGGCAATAGGATTAAAGAAAATATCTTCTAAAGTATCCGGCACTCTTAAAACCGATCTGTCATTCTCCCGTTATTCTAATGCCGTAGCATTAACCTACGATGATGATTATTATTTATCCGTATCAACTTCTGGAAGCGCGACCAATGATTTAGTACTGATGTTTGATACGTTTAGTCTATCTTGGACTAAGTTTAAGGGGCTTAATATCAACGCTATGACCGTAGCCGATGACGGTACTGGCAGAAATAAGATATTTTTTGGAGATTACGACGGAACGGTATGTAAATATCCTCAAGGGAATAATGATAATACGGTAGCGATAGACGCTTATTATACAACCAAACAATTCAATTATCCTGAACTTGGGCCTACAAAAGACCTTAAAGTTTTAAAAGTATATTTCGCTGAAGAGTCCACTTCGTATAATCTTGACGTTACAGTAATGAAAGATTTCGAGATTGCCGGGACTACAACTTCAGTTGACCTGTCCACGGGTACTGGAAGTGTCTTCGGAACTGCGGTATATGGAACTGATGTATACGGGGGCGATAGCATAGTTACATCCCGGATCGAGACAAATTTAGAGGGGAGTTTTTATAAAATTAAGTTTGCGAACTCCAATGCCGATGAACCTTTTGAAATCTACGGATACCAACTTTATGTAGAGAAACAGGATAGGCAATGAAATATTTGTTAGTAATAATATTGTTGTTGATACTTGCAATGCACTGTTTTGCAGGAGAACTTCCAGCTCCGCCGCCATTGCCTGAAGAGTCCGCAGTTGAACAGGATTATTTTCAGAAGATATGGAACAACTGGAACAAGTTAGAAGTTTTGGAAGGCGCAAACGCAACAACTAATCCTGACGGATTGAAAAAGGGCATTAAGGGTGAAATAGTATTGTTTACCAATACGAACACAAGCAAGAGCTACCTTGAAGTAAATACAGACGGGAATGTAACCTGGCTGGGTGTGGAATTGACTAATATTCCTTGAGGGGACTATGAAAAAAATAGTATTTTTGATCTTAATATTGTTTGCGGTCAACGCCTATGGAAATCCCGACAACTCAATGTCCATAACTCCCGTGGCTGTTGCAGGGGCTAAAATTACCGCCTCTGATGAAAATACACGAAACAGTGTTGTCTCTTCCGCATATAACGCGCACGACCATACAGATATTAGCAAGACCGCCAACACTTTAAACATAGGCGACGGTGCGGCAGGTGATAAGAAATTAAATGCCAACAATGCCGATACTTTTAAACCCTATATAAAGTTTGAGGACACTACAGATAATTGGATTGTTTCTTCAAACGGCGTTGCCCCGTCTTTAGTATTATCTGGGTCGTCTTTAGTTTTTGAAGGTTCTTCCGACGATGCCTATGAAACTACTTTTAGTATTACTGACCCTACTGTGGACAGGACACAGACTTTTCAAGATGATAGTGGTGTTATCCCATTAGGCACAATGGGAAATACATTGAAGTTTACTACTACGGGAGCGACTAATGTAACTTTACCTATAAGTGGAACGATAATTACTTCTGCTGGTGCAGGAGGAGATATAGATATAGGAACTTTTTCATTAACTGCTAATACTTTAATTTCAGATGTTGCTACTGGAACAGCTCCTTTAACAGTTGCTTCGACTACTACAGTTACTAATCTTTCCGCTGATACAGTAGATGGGATAAATTCTACTTCTACTGATTTAAAACCATTTGGTGCTTGGGTAGATAAATCCGCTTCTTATGTTGCGCAACAGGCTACTACTGACGGATTTGTAGTAGCCAGAATAGGGGGCAGCACAGAAGCATTTGCGTCGGGATTTACAGATGGTAATGCAGACCCTTCAACTTGTAGAAACTCCGTTAGGGGATTTGGAACGATAGAAAGTGTATCTTTTACAATGCCTGTAAAAAAGAGTGATTATTGGAAAGTTATAGTTACAAGTGGTTCAGTAGATTCCATATTTTGGATTCCATTAGGAAATTAAGGAGGATAAATGAAAAAGATAATTTTATGTTGGTTAGTAATTTTAGGAATAGTAACATTTTTTACGTCTCAAGTTTGCTATGCAGATAAAGTTATTGAGGTAAAAACTGGTTACGGATATTTTACAGATAGTCAAGGGCATATAATCGGCAAAGCTACTTTACCCTCCGGTAAACATCCATTGTGGGGGAATAAAGACTATGTTGAGGTTAACTCTAAAGAAGAATTAGACGCAATACAAGTTTATATACCTCCAATTCCAAAGGAAGAGCAGGATAGGGTAGATAAAGAGAAATTTATACAAACAAAGATCAGAGAACAGGCGATAACGGCATTAAAAGTAGAAGGTAAGTTAGACAGTAAAGGCGATATTGTAAAATGATAATTCGCCAAGCGACTTTAACAAAATTCAATATTGTAAGGAAAGCGGAGATTAAAGATAAGACTTCTATTATAGAGCTATCAATCCAATTCTATAAAGAAAGTTTACGCTCTTACGGTTTAGCATTTAACTTTTCAACTTTAGATAAATTAGTCGAAGAGTTTATAAATAATAAAATTGTAATAGTGTCCGAGGTAAATGGAAAAGTTGTCGGGGTTATCGCTGGGTTCGTTTCTTCATCAATGTTTGATAGTCAACAGAAAATAGGTCAAGAGATTATTTGGTATATAGATAAAGAATACAGAAAAGGGAGTATTGGAATAAGGTTGCTTAAGGAATTCGAGAAACAATGCAAACTTAACGGGGCAAACCTTATGGTTATGGTATATATGGGAAATTTAAACAATGAACTTTTGGATAGATTTTACAAAATGAATAATTACAGATTGTTAGAAAATCAATTTATCAAAGGAGTTTAATATGGCGGTAGCAACAACGGCATTAATTGTGGGTGGTCTTGCGGCGGCGGCAACTGTTGGTGCGGCGGCAATATCTTCAAATGCTCAAAAATCGGCTGCTTCTAAGGCCGCAGATCTGGCTAATCAGCAAATGGCTGACGCCAAAGCGGAACAGGCGAGACTTGAAGAAAAGTTTGGCCTTACCCCGGGAGAATTGGCAAGAGAGCAGAGATTATTCGGTATTCCAGAGGGAGATGAAGCTATAAAATTCGTTGAAGGGTCTTTAGGACTTGAAGCCAAGCAACAGACCGAGTTAGAGAAGCAAGCCGGAATGACAGGCGAAGAATTATTAGCTTCTGTCGGGCCAGATACTAAAGCTTTATTAGAGACTGTAGCAAAACGTCAGGGGATGACCGGGGAGGAGCTATTTACATCTGAGGGGGCAATCCCAGCGGAACTTCAAAAGCAAATCCTTGCGGATGTTCAAAACCCTGGCGGAGATTTTGAAAACACATTAAGTAGCCAATTAGAACTTGCCCGTACTATGGTTAATGCCGAAGCCAATAAACGGGGCGTATTCGGTGGAACTCCAGAGGGCGGTATACGGTTTGAGAATTTAGGACGGGCCGGTGTTGATTTAGCTATTAAGTCGGCAGAAAGTAATGAAGCGGCACGGCAACAGGATTTAGCCAACGCGTCAACATTATCAACATTATTCCAAAACTTATCGGCAGGTGCAAGAGCAGACGCTTCATCTGTTGCTCAAAGCGGACTTACTGCTAAAACAGACGCAACAAACAGGTTAACGGAATATATAAATATGTTAGAAAACGCGAGTGCCGCCGCTAAAGGTCGAGCGGCAAATGTAGCCGTAGGAGCTTCATCGCAAGCCGCAAATACAACCAACCAAGCATATTCAAATCTTATTGGTATAGAGGGGTACAAGGGTCAAATTACTTCTCCGGCTGCGGCGGCATTAACATCTATTGGAACACTGGGCGCGGATTATTTAGGGGGGCAATTATCAACTGTCGCAAAAAATCCTACAACTACAACATCAACATATGATGAGTTAATGAAAACTCAAGGAGACTCGTCAGACCAATTTGAAACTTTGGGGGGAATTAGCGGCAGTGAAATGGCGACATTGAAGAAGAAGTATCCTAATTTGGTTTACTAAGGAGTTTACTATGTCAGATTTTGCACAAGGAGCATTAGCTGGAGCGGAAGTAAATAAACAAAATCCCTTTAATACCCTACTATCGTCTTTTCAAACAGCTCAGGCTCGAAGATACAAAGAAGATCAAGAGCGTAAAAAGGAAGAAGCCGAGCTTGCCAAATCCTTGATGATTTTACAATACAAAGATAATTACGATAGAGAACTTGCTAAAGAAACAGAAGCGGAGAAACGCAAGACAAAAGAGTTGGAATTGCAGGGTGAAGCGACGAATACTCAAAATTTGATTAAGTCTTTTGGAGTGGGTGGTGGAAGTGGAGAGAACAATCTGCCACCTGGTTCAACATATTCCAAGAATGGGTTGACCATACCGCTTAATCCTAAACTAACACAAGAGCAGGGATTAAGCATAGCAGGGGCCGAGAATGTCGAAAAGGATGTTACCGCATTAAAATCATTGATAGAAAAACATGCCGGAGAACCTGGGGCGATTGCAAAAACCACTTTACCGTATTTATTTGTCGGTGGAGATACCGAGGAAATAAAACGATTATCCGATCAATTAAGAGCAAGGATTCCTTTTGCCAAAGGCGGAAAACAGTTGACACCATTTGAAGCTAAAACCTTGTTTGCATTACTGCCTCAACCTGGACAATCTAAAGATACTATCACGAGAAACCTTGATAGTTTTGTTACAGAATTTAATAGGATAGGAGAGATTGCAACGAAAGGAACTGCTGGAATTGGACAGACACAACAAAATCAAGGTGGTGGCGTTAAATCTTTCTCATCAGAGCAAGAAGCATTGGCTTCAGGCGTTAAGGGTGAAGTAATTATAAATGGCAGGAAAGCAAGGATAGACTAAATGGGTATAACTTATTTAGACGACACTCCTCAAGGTAAGATAACTTATCTTGAACAGCCCAAGCAAACTTCCGAAACCATTCCTCAAATGCTTGGAAGAAATCTTGTTGAAGCTGGACAAAAAACATATAAAGAGGGTATTTCTCCTATCTTGAGCGGATTATCAACCGCCGCATTTGGATTGCCTAAAGCCGCCGCAACACAGGCAGGGGTTAAAGAACAGGTATTTCCTGAACAAGAAACGGTAGGCGGAAAGATTTTACGGGGCGTATCTGAAACCGCTGGATTTATGGGGGGAGGTGCGGTTAAAACAGGGGCAAAGGTAGCAGAGAAAATAGGGGGTAATCTCTTAAGAAACAAGATAGCGCGAGGGGCTACTGAATTTGGAATAGCGGGAGCGTTACAAACACCAGAAGAAGATATGATTGCCCCAGGCCAGAGAGCGACACAAGCAGTTATAGGGGCTTTCCTGGGAGGCGCAGTTCCGGCGGCAAAAGCGGCAATCCCTAAAATAGTTGAAGCTACAAAAGACGGTTTCCAGACGCTTAAAGGGTTAAAACTCCCCACAACCGCAACACTCGAAAAAGAACAGTTTGGATTAAAAGTAGCGAAGAAAGCCCGGTTACAGACTTTACAGGAAAGCACTCAACAGGCACGATATAATCTTAATCAGATCAAAGATACCACAAAGCAGGTATTTGATAACAATTATAAAGTGTTACAAGGTAAACTTAAAGACGCTTCAGAACAAGGAGTTTTGAATTTTCAAAAATCATTGCCGGATTTTTATAGGTCAGTAGGCGATAGTTATGGGACTGCGCTTGATACGGTTTCCCAAAATCTTGAGTTGACACGGGGTAAATTGAATATCCAGGAAGTGAATAATATATTAAGAAAGTCTATTGAAGAAAGTACAAACGAAAGTCTTAATTACGGCAAGGCGTTCAATAAACTCAATGAGTTGTGGTCAGGGAAATACGCCATGTCAACATCAAACCAAGCCAAGACATTTTCTTTGCAAGAAGTCAAGGCAGACATAGACCAAGTGTTTAAATTGGCAAAGTATGGCGTAAGGGGTACGGGTGAAGATATACCAGCTCATATTCTAAGACGCAACTGGGGAGAATTCGCAACGTCTAATGTCGAGGGATACGCCGATTTACAGGCTAAATATGCACAGGTAGTTGACGCTATGAAATTATCAGATAAGTTATTTAAACCCAAAGCCGGAGAATTATACGCAGAAAAAGGAGCAAGTTTCTTGCGTAAATTTGGCATGGCAGAAAAACCGCCTGTTGCACAAGAAAAGTTGATGAGTATGCTTGAACAAGGTACAGATTTAGGTCAAGGAGTAGGTAATTTATCCGCGCCAGTGAAACAGATCGGAGCAGAGTTAAGAGCTGCTAAAGAAGCTAACCAATTATTAAAAACAAATATTTCAGAGAGGCTTGATAAATTGAATTTAACATCAGCTCAAGTCCGAAGGTCAATAACAAAAGAGTTTGACGCAAGGATTGATGATTATACAAGCAAGTTGATGGATAGGAAGAAGGCGGTTGCTTTAGCTCGTATGTTAGGATTAGGGGTAGCGGCTGGAGTTGGGGCGTATGGCGTAGGTAGAGGAATTGCTAATATAGCAGGATTTAGGGAGAGTTATGGTCAATAGTCTGATACTGATGTTTGTGATTTTGTGTATAACATTCGCAATACCTAATTAAGGAGTTCTCATGTCCGTAACTGATAAAGTTAATGTTATAGCATGTCTATATGTAGCCTTTGCGTTTGAAACCATAACCTTTGCTGATACTGCTAAAGGATTAACCGAAGCCAGTTATAAGAACGCTGATGATAACTTTGCTAAGAGGGCGTTGATGACAGTAGAGTCAGCGCAGTTAAGGTATAGATACGACGGTGTTGCTCCTACCGCGTTAGTCGGTCATGTACTCAATCCTGGGGATACGTTAATTTTAATTGGTGCTACAAACATAAAGAAT